AGATTCTTTCTGTGGTCGGAATAATTACCTGGATAATTTTAAAAAACTGTAAGGCATGTTAATATGGATGGATCTGTAGATATAAAATTATTGGCGACTATTGGTGGCATAGTAGTTTCAATGGCTGGTGCTGCTGCTGTTGCAAAAGCACAAATCGCTCGATTAACTGAAATGTTAAAAGACATCGAGTCTCGAATGCGATTGTATGATACCCGCACGGATAAAATAGAGAATATAATTAGCACAAATGAACAAAGACTTGATACCGTTACTGATATGATGTCACCTACGAATAGAGAAAAACATCATAGAGAAGCAGCAACTGTTTGGGCAAGATTAGAAGTTTTGGAGAGAACACAAAACAAAATCGAGAGTAAATTAGAAAAATGATTAGTATGGCGATGATACGTTGTATAGAAATAGGAGGGTTAAAAAATGTTAAGCCTATTAGGAACATTGCTAGGATTCGGGACAAGTTTTTTGCCCAAAGTAATGGATTATTTTCAAGATCGAAGCGACAAAAAGCACGAATTACAAGTTATGGAAGTTCAAATAAAACAACAAAAAGAATTAGCCATACAGAAACTAGAGGCTGTTAATGTTGAAGCAGACATACGAGAAGTTGAAGCACTACAAAAATCTATGCAAACACCTACTGGTGTTAAATGGGTCGATGGGTTGCGTGGTAGTGTCCGTCCTGTTATCACTTACGCTTTCTTCTTGCTCTTCTGTTTCGTGGAAGTTTCCGCTTATCTCGCGCTCACTGCCAGTGGGGTATCTGGATTGGATGCGCTCAACGCAGTTTGGGACGAAGACACCAAAGCTCTCTTTGCAGCCGTTATCGCATTCTGGTTTGGAGGAAGAGCAGTAGCAAGGGGGAAGAAATGATATGCAATGTAATAAAGCTGGGTTCGAAATTGTTAAATTCTTTGAAGGTTTCCACTCGAAACCTTATCTTTGCCCTGCAAAAATTCCTACGATTGGATACGGAAGTACAAGAGGATTTGACAATAAAAAAATCAAAATCAACACGGCCGAAATCACGAAAGAAGAAGGCCAAGCCCTCCTCGAAAGGGACATCAAAAGTGCGGAGAACTCCGTCACTAGATTAATAAAAGTAGAAATGAATGAAAATGAATTTAGTGCTTTGTGTTCTTTTGTATATAATTTAGGAAGTGGGAGGCTTCAATCTAGCACATTAAGAGCAAAAATGAATAGAGGTGATTACGAAGGTGCAGCAAATGAATTTCCAAAATGGCGAAGAGCTGGTGGTAAAATTTTAAGAGGATTAGTTTTAAGAAGAGAAATGGAACAAAAGTTGTTTCTTTCTTAAATAAAGGTTAAAAGTATATTAGGAGCAAATAATGCCATTAAACATTGTGAAAGTTAATCCAGGAGTTGTAAAAGACATCACCCAGTATTCTGCTGGGAAAAATGGTCCATTTTGGGTTGATGGCAACAATGTAAGATTTCGCAATGGGTTTCCAACTAAAATTGGTAGTTGGACAAATGAAGCTATTTTTTCTCTTGATGCATCAGGATCTATTACTTCAACAGCATCGTCATTAACTGGTGTTCCTAGAAAAATAAATTTTTGGAGATCTATAACTGATGGGAATGATTATATTTCAGTTGGAACTCATAATCATTTATATCTTATAAAAAATAATGGAATATATGATATTACTCCACTTATATCAACAGCCTCTCTTACTAATCCATTTACAACATCTAGTGGTAGCACAACGGTAACTGTTGCAGACACATCTCATGGGCAATTAAATGGCGACTGGGTGCAATTTTCAGGAGCATCAGCATTAAATGGTGTTGCAGCAGATACGTTTAATAGAAAAGCTGGATTTCAAATAACATATGTTAATGATAACAGCTATACGATAGTTGTTTCAGATACTGCATCAGGCTCAGGCTCAGGTGGTGGCTCAGTAACAGCAAATTATTTAATTGGATTAGAAGAAGGATTGGGAACTCAAACAGCAGCACCAGCTTTAGGTTGGGGATCAGGTGGCTGGGGAGAGAGCACATGGGGAACTCCTAGGGCATCAGGAATTTCAGGAGCAATATTAGAGCAAACTAATTGGTCTCTTAATCTCTGGGGAGAAGATTTAATTGCTACTGTTAGAGGAGGCCAAATTTATTATTGGGATGTCTCTGATGGAGCTACATCAAGAGCTACATTATTATCTGCAGAATCTGGAGCCTCTGATATCCCAACTAAAAATAGAGTGACCATCGTTTCTTTTCCAGATAGGCATCTTGTTTCTGGAGGATGCCCTCCTGTTGGATCAACAACAATTGATCCGATGCTAATAAGATGGTCAGATCAAGAAAATTTTGTAGATTGGACTCCTAAAGTTGAAAATACTTCTGGCGATCAACGTCTTGAAATTGGAACAAAAATAATAGCTATGATTCCAACAAGAGATGAAATTTTTATTTCTACAGATGAAGCTGTTTATGGGATGTCTTTTATTGGCCCACCACTTACATTTTCTTTTCGTTTAGTTGGGGCTAATTGTGGGGCTGTTGGAATTAATACTATGATAAATGTTGATGGTGATGTTTATTGGATGGGAAAAACAGATTTCTTTTTATATAATGGCTCTGTTCAAGAGATTCCATGTCCTGTGCAATTTTATGTTTTTGAAAGAATGCAAAAAGATTATTTTGATAAAAACTTTTCTGCCCATAATAAAGAATTTAATGAAGTAACTTGGTTTTATGTTAGTGACGACAATACAGCAACTGATGGCAATCCTGAGCCTGATTCTTATGTGTCTTATAATTATAGAGACAATTGTTGGTCTATTGGGACAATATCTAGGACTTGTTGGTTTGATTCTTTTGGCTTCCGTAAAGTTCCATTTGCATTCTCATCATCTGGTCTTTTGTACAATCACGAAAGTGGAACTGATGATGCTGGGTCAGCTATCTCTGCCCATATAACAAGCTCGCCAATAGAAATTGATTCAGCAGGAAATAGTTTAATGCTTGTTGACAAGATAATACCAGACTTAACAATGACTGGCTCATTAAGTTGTACTGTGCTATCACAAAAATATCCTAATGACTCGACAATTACAAAAGGACCATTTACTATTCAATCAGATACGGCTAAGATAAGCATGAGATCTCGTGGTCGTCAAATAAGTCTAAAACTGGAAAGCACAGCTTTAGGAGATTCTTGGTCTTTTGGAGATTTTAGGATGAATTCTAGGCAGGATGGATTAAGATGAGTTTTTTTAGAATTCCTCAATCTCCTAATAATTGGTCTAAAAATTGGGCAGACAGATTAGTTAGCAATCTTGAATTGCTTTTTACTCAAGTTTCTGATTCAGCTCAAAACAATGCAGAAGTAAAATCTGAAGCACAAGTTTGGTTTTTAGGATAATGGCAAACGTATATAAAAATGCTAAATTAGATTTAACCACAACAGGTGCAACAGTGCTGTATACTGGTGCTGCTGCAAAAACAGCTATTTTTAAATCTATCCTTGTTTCAGAAGATTCAGGCAACGCAGATACAATAACTGTAACAATAACTGATGCTGCAACTGCTGTTTTTAGTTTGTTTAAAGTTAAAGCAGTTAGTGCAAATACAACAGTTGAATTATTAACAGCTCCATTAGTTGTAGAAACTGGAGAGATTATTAAAGTAACAGCAGCAACTGCCAATAGGCTTCATGTTGTTGCAAGCTATTTGGAGGTAAGTTAATGGCTGAAATTACAGATCCATTAAAAATTGGAGAGGATGCTAGATCCTCTGATGAAGAAGATCCACTTTACAGATTTAAAGTTTTTCAAAGTTTATCTCAGCCAGCCCCAGACCTTGGTGGCAGGAGACTTCAAGATGTTTATGGAACTTCTAATTTGCCAATGTATGAGTGGGTTAAGAAAATTGAAACTGGGGAAAAAGTTTTTGATCCTAGCAGTCAATTTGATAATTCTATGCTTGATCAATATAAACGAAATTTAGCTCAAACAGGAGAGCCAGTAAGTACAAGTCCAACTATTCAAGACCTTGTTAAGGGTGTTGTTCCTTCTATTGGGGGAATGGTAGCAAGTTCTGTAACAAAAGCAGCAATGGATCCACTTATTCCTGAAGGTGAATCACTTACAAGAGCAGCATCAAGTTTCCTCCCAGATTATTTAACAAAAACTAATTTGCCATTAGACGCTGGAAGAGGAGCCATAAGTGATTTTTTTAGTAGTGACATCGGATCTACTACTGGTCAAAGACTCTTTGGCCCACTTGCTACTAAAAGTGCAGCAGAAGCTTCTGGCCTTGGAAGTGAATTTACTACTTTATTAAACGATGGAGCACTCAGAGAAATACAA